TGCGCGTTGTTCGTCAGGCGAGATGTTCGCTTGGCCGTTCAGCAAGAAGTTGTTGAAGGCTTTGCGATACTCTGGGGTTGCCAGTTCAGAACGGACACCCTGGAGAGCTTCGATATAAGCAGGCTTCTCACCACGGCGAGCCTCCCACTTGATCTCGACGGCGCGACCTTCGCGAACATCAGGATCATCGCTTTCGAGCGCGGCAGGCTTGCCAGATGAGGCGGCCTGTTCCCGGGTGCGAGCTTCATCAGCCGCTTCGCGATCCAATTCGACTTGGCGTTCTTCACGAACAACGTCGCCTTTAAGCTCGTCGCTTTTGAGGAACATTTCGTCGTATTTGACACGTTCTTCGGCCGTCAACTCGCGCTTTTCAGTATCGGCGGAGCCGAGAATGATACGCATATCGGCGACCAGTTTTCCGCGCTGTTCGCGGAGAGCATTCAAACGATCGGACATATTCTGTCTTCCCTTGGTTAAAGTTACCGGCGGAGCCGGGTAGTCATACGCGGCGGTCGCCGCCGTATCGGTCGTTCTGGTTTGGGGTCTAACCCGCCTCAGCAAGTTCCTGTTTCAATTTATATACACCAATTGGCGTGGTTTGAGGAGTGCCGGCTTTACGAAACTCCTCCGCGCTCCTTAACGCAATCTCTGTGGTCGGGCTTGCCGGGTAGGTAACTGGAGACACATCATACAGCGTCGCCTTGGTAACGGTGCGCTCATCAGGCGTTGTGCCATCTTCGCTAAACACCCACGTTTGCTCGGTCGCCCGGAAGCCGATCGACATCTCTGAGACATCGCCGCGCTCGATGAGGGCGACGACATCGCGAGCTTGTTGTGTATCAGGCGGTGTGATTTCGACGCCCAGGCCGCGCTCATCTTCAAAGAGCTTTAGCGTGCCGGCACGGTTGCGACCCAGGACGATATTGCTATCGTGATTGAATAGGGCGCGAACATCATCGTTCTTAATGGTCTCGGTAAACGCACCGCGATCGAAACGCTCCCGGAACATATCGCCGACATCATAGAATTCGTTGAATACAGAGGCATATCCGCGAAGGCTCGGGGCCTGTCCATCGTCCCGCTTTTCGTATTTGAGGTCAGAGATTACAAACTGTCTCTGCTCAACCTTGGATTCATTCGATTGGGGTGCTTTGGCCATTGCCTATAATTTCCTTTAGCTTGGATAGAACCTCGTCTGCATCCTCGCCGCCGGTTGGAACCATATTCGACGGTGTGAGATAGACGCTTCCGTTTTCGATCGGGTCTAGGTTTTCTCGCTTTCTGACATCGTTCACCGAGTAGAAACCCCACTGGATCGCCTTGGCATAAGCCTCGAAACGCTCTCTTGTGTTCCCGCGCAGTAACACTTCAAAAAGGAATTCTGCCATCAAACGGCTTTGATTGCGAGGGGAAATCAGATCGCGAGACACCGCTTCTTCCCAGCGAGTGGTCCAAGGCATCAGCGTGTACTTGATAAATTCAAGGCTTTGCTCGGTTACGTTTGAGAATGTAGCGCGTTCGAGATCTCCGATTAAATGCGGCGGAACCCTGAATATGCGGGCGATCTGCGTGGTCGAGTATTTCCGTTGGGAGAGGAACTCGGCATCGGCCAGCGTCATGCCGATCTGCTCCCATTCCATGCCTTGCTCCAAGATCAGGAACTTGCCGGCGTTCTTAGAACCGGAATGGAACTTCTCAACGCTATCTCTCAGGTTCGCATAGCCTTCCGCGCCCAGCGTCTTCGCCGTCTGCAGAACGCCTGGAGGAGATACCCCGTTTTTGATCATGCCCGATACATGAGCTTCTTGAGCGATATCGAGGCCTATCGCGTTTCTATGCTGATCGATCGGGCTGAGACCTCGTAGACCATCCTTAGATGGCGGACCCATGATGTGAAGCATCTCGGCTTCTAGGACAATTCGCACGCCGCCGGCCAAGTCCGAGACCTCATAGGCCCGCAGCCCAGGACGGACCCAGAAGGGGCGAACACGGTCCGGATTCAATGGAAGCAGCTCGGTCACAGCCGACTGGCGCGAGGATATGATCTCCGCATAGCCGTTACCACGGAGGACAGCGTGGCCCGTAACCATTTGCTTAAATTCCATTGGGGTCTGGAACCGATTAGGCCGACGACGCAAGATATTGTACAGCGGCAGCTTCTCAGCGCGGGAGCGCGAGTCTGCTGTCTTCTCGTACAAAACTAGGGGCAAGGTGCCGAGGGTCTCTGCAATGAGCCTCACACATGCGCTAACTGTGGCTGATTGCAGAGCGGTGTCGGCCGTTACCTGGACGCCAGCATCGCTATACGATCCGAGACCGAAAAGGTTGGCCAGGGCGGGGTCTTGTGGATGGATCGGATCAACAGTATCGCGGGTCTCTTTGAAACCCAATAACTCTAGGATCATCTCCTACTCCTTGGATAAATCACGGCTGCAATCATTAAGCCGCCCGTCACGATGAGCGACCATCCTACTCCAAAATTGATATAAACGCCTACTCCCAGCGAAACCAGTCCAATAATCAACACGATATCTGAGAAAATTGAAACGCCGGCACTGGGCTTGGCCGGTTTGTCGGTCATACTGATTGCACTCCTCTGGTATTATAGACTGATTCCTCGTCTTCTTCTGTAATCGAGAGACCGATCGCCATTGCTAGGGCGACATATTCATCGATCTTTTCCTCTGATTTCTTTTTATCGGGTGCGAAGTTGTCGTTCTGATCTAGCCTCATGACCACATTTGACGCGCACCATGACAGAACCGGATTATTCAGACCACCAATTGATTTGGTTATGTAAAGCCGATCGAGTTTCTTGATCGCCGGATTGAAGGAGGCGTGCCCCTGCCTAAACGTGAGCATTGGGGCCTCTTTCTCGAGAAGCCGGCTAACGATATCGGTTGAATTCCAGGGGTCAAAAGCGATCTCCTGGATGCGGAACTGCTCGAGCGCCCAGGTGATATCGCGGTAAATGTATTCGTAGTCGGTGACCTCTCCAGGGGTCGCGATGATATGGCCTTCCTTTTTCCAGCGCATATATGGCGTGTTGCCATGGGTAGTTCGAGGCTCGATGACATCCTCCGGCAAGTACGATCTGCCCCAGGTATAATACTTGCCATCAGGCAGTTCGCAGACCAGCCGGAAGCTCGCCAGATCGGACGTGTTGGCTAGATCGAGACCGCCCCAGCACTTGTACCCTACCAAATCATCCAGCTCGTATTCATCGTCACAGGACATCCAGCGCCGGATTTTGATATGGCCCGATTGCGCTCTGAGCCAGCGATTGAGGCGCTTGGTTACGAATTCGCCGTGACTGTCTGAGCTGTTCTTGGCCTCGATCGCGTAGGTCTGCATCTCCTTTAGGCTGACCGCCACACCGAGCAGGGGATTGGCTTTGATCCAGGTGGTCTCGTCGTAGTCGTTGTCCTTCTCATCCAGCGTATAGATGATGCCGAAGTAGTGATCCGCATCGACTACGCCCTCGAGTATTTTGGTGACGAGGGTTCTTTGCTGATAACAGACGCCCTGAATGTTGTAGCCAGCCGTTGTGATAATCCACATGAGGGGGTTTTTGCGGGAGCCAAAGGCCGACCTGATGACATCGTATAGCCCACGATCCTTGTGAGCGTGAAGCTCATCCAGGATGCCTACGTGGGGGTTCCAGCCGTCCTGTGTCTCGCTCTTAGCGTTGATCGTTTGGATGAAGCCACCGTTCTGATAACAGGCGATCGACTTCGCCCATGCCTCGACCTTAAACGCCTGCCGAAACTGTGGGATTTTCTTGACCATCTCTTGCGCCGGCTTAAACACCTTCTTGGCCTGCTCGCCGGTTGTGGCTCCGATGATGATCTGGGGCCCAACTTCATCTTCACAGGTCAGGCAGTATAGGGCGACGGCCGCCGTAAGTGTCGACTTGGCGTTTTTACGAGCAACCTCGATATAGACATTGGAGAAGCGCCGGCCGTTATCAGCCTTGCGCCGCCATCCGAATATGTTGGCAAGCCAGAACACCTGCGCCGGCTCCAGGAATAGCGTCTTGGTTTTCCATGATCCCTCGACGTGCGGGAGCTTCTCGATAAAACTACAGACGTCCGCCGTGTGCCATTCGCTGTATTCAAACTCCCAGCCCTTCTTCCGGCCGGCGCGTTTTAGATCATCCAGGTAGCGCCGAGCAGCGAGCTTAACCCACTTGCAATGCTTCTTACCCTTCCGATCGGCGACGGCGGCCTGGGCATACTTTTTGGCAATCTCTGAGTATTTACGCACGCTTGGCATGGACAGCCCAAGGATTGCCTGCCGGCACATCATCGCTGGAGCCTGGACGAGAGAACCGGACGCGAGCGGCCGGTGTCATCCCCATCTCTGAGGCGTACTTGACGGCATCATCCTTGGAGCGGTTGGCAATTCCGACCAGCGGATTTTGGATCGCGTTGCCGTTCTTTGTTCTGATCATTAGACCATGGGTTATCGTGTCGCTGGCCGCCATATGCGCGAGGGCGTCTTCCGCATCCCACCAGCGAGCGAACGACTGGCAATAGGCTGCAAGGATCGCCGTATCGACCTCTGACAGCATGTTAAGATTAACGAGAAGCTGCCCCATGCGCTGCCACTCGCCCCGGCCGCGCTTGGTTAGAAGTTCTGGAGCGGGTGGCACTTCCGGGACAGCATCGATGATATCAACCGACATTGGGCGGTTGCCGGCATTGCCTTCAATAACCTTGAGGCTATTGGGCTTTGGTTTTCTTCCTCTTGGACCCATGACGTTCTATTAACCATCCTGCGAATTCACCAAATCTAAAAAACTCTATCGGCTTACCTGGAAGCTCTGTTTCGTCTAGCGGCCGTTGTACACCGCTCAGTGACAGCTCCTTCGCGACGATCTCGGATGCCGGCTTCTCCGCGACTAAAAAGACAGCTAGGGCCAATCTCCACAATACAGTCCCGCAATAGCCAGGGTTTGCAGGGGTCTTATCGAAGATGATCATCGCCCCGCCCGGTTTAATCTGCCTGTACAGGCGGTCCAGGGCGGCTCCGCGGACGGCCGCCGGCATAAACATTGCACACAGGAACATGATGACCAGATCGGCTTCATTGCTCTCCAGGCTAAGGTCTTCTGCCTTCTTAGTGATCATGTTGTGAGCGTGTGGGCCGGCGTAAAGTTTCCGCATATCCTCGGACGGCTCGACCGGAAAGAAACAGGCGTTGCGATCCTTGATCGTATCCATCAGGGCACGGCCAATGTTTCCAGTGCTGGCTCCGATATCGTAGATCACACCGCCCTCTGGAATGTAATGCCTCGCCACATGAGCTACCGCGCCGGTGGCGATATCGTACCAGGGCAACTGTTCCCGAACGTGTCGGTCGAAACCCTTAGCCACATCCGATCGCTCGAAGGTCCAATTGGTAGGGATATCGAATTCACCGGCGGACATATGGTCTCTCCTCTAGGCTGGTGGCAGCTTAAATGCCGCCTTGGCGAAGGCTGGAATCCCCCATTTAAGATACATGGCCCGCGTTTGGGGGTTGCTCTCGATCGCGACCAGCCGAGACAGCTTAACGATACGGAGCAGCTCGGACAGTTTGCGCTCTTTCAGGATCGGCGGCGGGAGCTTGAGGTCGTTGAAGTAGGCCATCTCGGGCTGCCAGCCCGTCTTTGCCAAGAGGCTCGCCAGGGTGGCCTCCTTGTGCATCTGTGGACGCGCTGTGATCAAGACCACGTACCGATCGCGAAGCATTGCTAGCAGCTTCTCGTCATAGGTCTCGGACGCGATCTGGTCGGTGAACGGTTTGATCTTCTGCTCTGAATTCGAGACGAGCGTGTAATTCAGATCGAGCAAAAACACTTTGCTAGTCGGCTGGGTCATAGTTTTATCCTCAAGCGTTGGGCAAACGCGGATCGCGCTAGAGCAGCAAGCCCCATTCGCGAGCCATCTGGATAAGGCAAATCAAACTCAAAATCCAGGGCCTTGCCAAGAAGCTCGGCATCGATGATCGGCTTCATGCAGGTCGCGCCGATCGAGGTGGACGCGGATCGCTTAACCGACACAGTGTCAAAGGCGATTTTGCAGAGAGCATAAAGCTCCTCGGGTGTGTGGTACTTCTGGACCTTCGGTTTATCCATGTAGTCGCCCAGAACGATGCCCGGTTCGTAGTCCAGTTTGAAGTTTGCCTCTTGTTGCCGGCGCTTTGACCATCGCTGGTGCCCCTGGACCGACTGGAAATTGGCATGATTCGGCGTCATTGCGCTCGCGTAGAAGCGTGTACGATGCCCGCAGAGGGCTGCACATATGATCACAACGGCCTTTCTGTCGTCTAGGAACGGAATAGAGTTAAGCACGGAGGCTAGGAAGACGCTGCTAAACTGTTTGCCGCCGGCGATCGTATCCAGGAAGGCCTTGGCAAGCTCCAGGCTTTCGTCTTGGTTGATCTCGCCGCCCGTCCCGAGCCGAAATGGTTCAAAGGGTGTGACATCGATGCCGGCCTTACGGAGCATCTCGGTTTCGTGAAGATGACCAGCGCCAAAGTCCGCAACGGTTTCCCCGTACACCCGTTTCCAGATAGCGGCCGGTCCAGGCTTCGTGACATCAAAATCGGCGGTGGTCTTTGGTGGATTCGGGAGAGCGAAAGTCATGCCGCTCCCAAGATGCGATCGCGTGGATCGGGCACGCCGAAAACTGTTGTGACGGAGAACGTCGGCATATCTGGTGTGGATATCGAAGTCCATGGACAGAAGGTTGAGCATCGCCGTTGCAAACTCCGCCTCGCCGTCTGTTATGTAGACCACCGGCCAGCTCTCGAGACCCTTTTCCATCGCGTACTGGACCCGGCCGACGTCATTGATCACTTCGCCGGATTTGGTTGCCACGATCGGCATCTTGAACTTAGCGCGACCGT